TGTAGAACTTACCGTAAGCCCTTCTGATTCGTGGTTAGATAATCTAGCCATCGCGGGAAACAAACTTGCCTTCGTAGGTACGCTAGGATTTAACGCGGCGGGTGCATTAAACAACGCTGCCTCTATACCTATGGTTATCTTACCTTTCCTTGCGGGCAGGACTGACATGCAGATAGCTACCGCTTCTATGGCTACGGCTACTAAGTTCTTTACAGGTAGTGGGCTGTCTCACAAAGTAACTCCATTTGGTAATACCGCCATCGTAGAAGGTAGTAAAGACGTACTTAACAGTTATATGCCTTCTATAGATAACTACTATGCAGCGGATGCAAAAGGCCAACTGCAAATACGTGATGACGTAGTAGACGAACCAAACTACTACCAGATGCCCATTGCGGGCGGTAAAACCAAATCCATGTCAAAGAAAGAGTTCTTAGGTATGGTGCGCGATGTAGTACAGACATCCGCTGATAGAAGCCTATTGAACCGATCTCTACTTGCTGACCAACTAGGTTTGGAACTTGCAGCAGACCCTAAAGCGGGTACGTTGGGTAACGCATGGGATAAGTTTAACAAATGGGCCGCACTGCCTTTCCATACGGTTGAACGGTTTAACAGGCAAGCTACCGTTATAGGTGCGTTTTTGAATGAGATGGCAAGGTTAAACGCTACGCCTAACAAAGCTAAGAACGAAGACAAACTCACAGACGCTGAAAAACAAAGAAAGGCTATGGCTACGGCATTGCACGACACTGCCCAGTTAAACGGTGGTGCTGGACTTAACAGTGCTCCACGGTACGCGCAGAAGCAAGTTGGTCGTGTAGCTATGATGTTTAAGACCTACGGCTTCACCATGTACTACAACCAGCTTATGATGGCTAGGGCTGCTCTGAAACAAGCTAAAGAGAACGGCCTAGATGATGAAAGTATACGTATAGCTAGAAAACAGTTTGTTGCAAGTCAAGGCGCTGCACTTGCTATGTCGGGTGTACAAGGTCTGACCATAGTTGGAATTGCACAAGGATTAGCTGACCTATTCTTAGATGACGAAGAAGAAGATGCTGATGCACTGACTCGTCAATACTTGAATGACTTCCTATACAAAGGCGGCGTGCAGTACCTCACTGCTTTCGCAGGAGCTGAAATAGACGTAGCGACACGTATTGGACTATCTAACTTAATCTTAGGTAACAACAAGTACGACTTTAACAAGTCTAACAAAGAAGAGTTTGTAGACCTTATAGGTGGCCCAGCATTAGGGTACTTATCTTCTATTGGGCGTGGTCTAAACGACATATACGAAGGTGAAACACGTAGGGGTATAGAAGCTATGTCCCCTGCCTTTGCTCGTAACATGCAGCAAGCGGTTAGGTTTGGACAAGAAGGTGCCCTTACCCGTAGAGGCGATCCAATTACTGATGATATGAACGCTGGGGAGTTAACCGCTAAATTCTTTGGGTATGCTCCTGCCAAGTACTCAAACGCACAAGAGCGTAACCAAGACCTGAAGAAGATAGACACCACAGTATCTAAGAACAAATCTAGGTTATTAAAGCAGCTATACACCGCTATACGTATGGGAGAAAACCCGTCTGATATAATGGAAGAGATCATGGCACACAATCAAAGACACTCTAGTAAAGGTAAAGAGGCAGTAATCACGCCCGACTCTATCAATCGGTCTCTGAAGATGCACGCCAAGACTTCTGTAACTATGTATAACGGCGTAACACTAAGCCCTGCTTTAAGAGCTTACGCACGAGAGACCGAGAGAAGGCTTGAAGAGGAACCTTGGTTTATGAACGATTAAAACCCACCCCGAAGGGTGGGCCGGTTATGGAGAACCAGCAGCGTTGCACTGCCCGATAATGCTATCACAGAGTTCTCCACAGACGCACGCCTAGTTTATTGTCCTCTATACGTACTTGAGTCTCTGATTCCCAGCCCTTGGAACCTACTATACGTTTAAGTTCTTTAGTGGCTAGTACGGTATTGATGCAGGGTACGAACACAGATGCCCCTACCACCATAGCTTCCCAGTTTACTACTACGCGAACACCGTCTGGGTTAAGGTCATCGTGCTTGATAACCCCCCTGCTTACAGTGCCTTTCTTAACCACCTTTACCTAAGACCCTGTACCCACCAACGCGAGTTAACTCGTACCTGCGCGATATGTTGTACACCGCAGCGGGTTTCATACCTGTTTGCTGGGCTATCTTAGCCCTTGGTATACCTTCTCCCTGCGCGTTTAACACCAGCATAATTTCTTCTGGCGTTAGGTTGCGTCTGAACTTACCGTGTTCTTCACGGGGTATTGGCGTTATGTTCGGCTCATCTGCGTACGCACGTTTACCGCGTTCTTTACCCATCTCCAATGCTTTGTTCTGGGCGCGTATTGCTGCTAAAAAATTCTTACTCATCGTCCGCACTCTCCATATCAAACTCTACCCCTTCTTGTACTTCTTCTACGGTAAACCCAACTACGATTACATCGGTAGGGGGCAAGTCCATGTGCGTACCCTTGCTCAAACGTATCTTAGACTTCTTAGCGCCTAGCTTCTTACTTAGGTCGTCGTAGAAAGATGAAAAGTTTATCTGCTGCTTACCACACCACTCCTTCAAAGGTTTAGGTAACAAGTATGCCTTCTTCACATCAGTCTCGTATCTAGCTACAAACTTACCCTTGGGCACTGCGTCAGGTATTATCAACGAGTCAATACCGTTGCCGTTCTGTTTACGCCGGTCATCCGTGCTCTTGATCCACAGTACGTTATTCCAGTGTTCAGCCATGTAATCGTTGAGTATCTGCTCTACTGACTCGTTCATGTCAGTAACCGCGTTCTTGTTGCGCTTCAGTACAGTCACTATCCACGCACATACCTTCTCTGGGTCATAACTTAACAACCCCATACGCCTACATAGAATCAAAGCTGTGATAGAGCACGCAGCACCTGCTGACCAGAATCGGTTTTCAGATGTGAGTACGGCACGTTTATCTATACGCTTCTGTACGGCACTTAATAGCTTTTTAACCTCGTCCAAATTGTTTATAACGTACTGTACGAACGGTATACCTGCATGGCCCCAGTTCTTTTGAACGTCTAGCGCCCACTTATCTGTGCTGCTCTTGCTACCAGCGGTCTTAAACAAGCGGTCTACCTTATACTCTAGTATCCGCTGTGCCTCTGCTTTCGGTGCTTGCTTGTATAACCCTATCTTCTCAATAAGGCTGACGTTACCAGTAGATACAGAAGTGAAGCTCCAAGCTGATCCGTTATAACGCTCTACGTTTGCACTACCTGTCAGTCGTCTACGCTGCCTACCACTCACATACTGGTACGCTAAGTTACTAAGTTCTTTAGGGGATAGGTTAGTAAGCTCGTCTAGGAACAACGGTATGCTGTGGTAGACCTCACCCCTATTCATCTTGGTGTTGTAGGTGTCTTCTTTACCCAGTAACAACTCTGACGGATCGCCCCAAGGAGTAAGGGCTGCTTCTAATGCAGTGGTCTTACCTAGACCGGAATCTTTACTATGAATGTGAAACGCAGAACATGCTACGGGCATAAGCTCCATCAGCACAGACCCAAAAGATGCCCCCATAATATACTGATACGCTTCCTGCCCATCTACGTTTAAGAAGTCAGCCATTTCTACCCAAGCGTCTAACGTACCTTTTGGGTCAAAGGCGGGGAACATAGCAACTGTAGTAGAGGCTGGGGGGTTAAACGATATACGATCTCCAAACACCTCTTGATTACCTACTATGAACGACTCCATCTTGTCGCTCGTCCAACCAAACTGACGGTGGGCTTCATCAGCTACTACAGTAGCCTGTAATTCGTTAACCCAAGTTGTCGTGTATTGCATTATTTCATCCATCTTGCTTACAGCGACCCCCCGCATAGACATGTGCTTGCGGAACTCTTCGCGGGAAGTAACTGCGGTTAAAGGTACGGTGAACTCACTCACCCCGTCTTTGGGTAGATGTAATCGCATAACTATAGCTTCACCTATCTCTGCATCACGTACCCGTTTAACTACATATAGATCATTGTGGTAGATGATCTTCTCATCAATGTCACCATCGGCATTGGATGACCGTACGTACACCCCGCCACTAGCCCCCCTAAAATATGGGTTGGGGTATGTAGGTACTATGTAGCTCTGCACTGGTGCATTAGCCAACGTAGCGGAGTGAGATTCGACCACATTGTCTTCCGCAGTGGCCTCTATAATAGTGTTGCCTAGTGTTATAGGGGACTTTATCTTCCCCCAGTGCATACAGTTTTTACATACGTCAGGGTTAAACTCGTCAAACTTGTTACATAGGTACGGGCCTTTTATCAGAGCAGCTTTTTCAGTAGTAGCCCCTGCCGAATAACCTTCATGTCCGTCAGATAGTTTGTGCATTGCCTTGTCAGCATCGGTGCAGAACTTAGCTATAGACAGCCCCGCTCTCCACAAAGGCTCAGAACAATTGTCCCTATCCGTGTAGATAAGTTTAATCTGCTCACACCCTTTGCCTTGGCTAGTCTTGTTTAGAATCTCTTTAAACGAAGTATTGGTGTTGCCCATCAGCGCACGCATCATTGCACTTGCTGGAGCAGGGGTATATTTCTTAGGAACTGGTATCTCGTCCATACCCAACAGCTTGGCAAACTCATCAAAGTCTACCGCTGGAGGTGGGTTGACCCCTATACCTAGTACTGGTGATGGGGGAGATGACTTGTGATTGTGAGTACCTACTACACGTAACACCCTAGCCGCATCTGCTGTTACCGCAGGGTCAGCTAAAAACCCGTGCTCTCTACATAACTTCTTTAACTGTTCGGCAACGGGAACCCAGTCATCTTTAGAGACAGCTTCTTGCAAGAACCAATAGGTATGCACCCCACGCCCAGAGTTAACTACATAAGGCTTGGGCAACTTAGTAACCGAGCAGAACGCACGCAGCGCATCTAAAGCCGCTCTCTGGTCTACGAAATCTTTGCTTGGCCCACAGTCTAAATCTAAAAAGAACGCTTTAAGAAGTTTAGCGTTACCTACTTTACGAGAACCACTTTCAGTAAAAGAAGCGAGGGCGAAGTATACATCGTACCCATCACCATCAAATTGCTTTGCGTCTGTTGCTAATTCATCTAGTGAATCATAAAATTTTTGAACCCGACGTTGATCCGACATACGAGAAGTAAACATGCAGTAGAGACCCTCATCACTAACTGCCCTCCTCAAAAATGTATTTGTATCCATACTTATTTATCCAAAACCAAGAGGCACCGTGGCAGGGGTGCCGAAACACCCTCTTCGTAAGTACTAGCCACGGAATAAGTTGTTAGCGGTTAGTCGTCCCAATCCGCCAGTACACCAGCCAGATCTTCTTTTTCGACCTTGGCGGGTGTAGATTTCTTAACAACCTTCTTAGGTTCGGCTACCGCAGTATCAGCGGTATCATCACCCCAATCATCCTCATCAGCTACAGCAGCAGGTGGGGCAGGGGGAGCTACAGTAGTGGCAACTTCTCCAAACGGACTTACATCCTCGGCAGCTTCAGCGGTAAAACCGCCTTCGACAACACCAAATGGAGAGGTGTTTTCCATAGGCTTATAAGTGATAACTTGCACGGCCTTTAGACGTAGCGATACGCCTGTGCCCATAGACCCAGTATAGGGGTTTAGAGCCATGCTGATGTTAATGGTGCTACCTGTGGTCAACAAGAAATCACCACCCAACTTAACATTTGTAGAATCTACCTGCATAGGAGCACGAGTAACATCTTTACCGTACGCACCCTTTAGCTTGGCTTTGTGGGTAAATGTACCGTCTTCTTCTTTCTTAAATGGTATTTCAATCTTCTCAGGCCAGCTATCTTCTCTCTTGGCCTTATAAGCCGCAGACATAGCCTTAAACAGATTCTTAGCTTGATCCTGAGACATACGAAAATTTACTGAGTATTCCGAACCGTCATCCAAAGGTTCGCAGGGAACACTACGCTGCTCTTTATTATCAAACTTGTAGGTTCTATTCAGCTTGGGGTACATCGCTTCTACATCACTTATCATGTAGGTCATTGAGACTTCGCTCATTTTTAGTTCTCCTTAATTAAATTGTCGCGTCGTAAACAAATCCTTCTACCACGCCAAACGGCGACTCGTTATCCCAACGCTTTGGTGGGGGTAACATAGCCAACGCCCGTGCAGTATCTGAGTGTTCGCTCATTTCCACGGCTTCTTCTAGCTCTTCTGGTTTGAGTACCCTTACAGGTCTAAACCGAAGTTTTGGGATATAACCATCGTCCTCAAATTGTATCTTGGTGACTACGGTTATGACGGAGGTGTCATGTTTAGCAAGATGTTTTGCATAGTCTTGCATACTCATCCACCCTCGCGTTGCGTCACCAAACAAAGCATTTGCTGGTAACTGCATCTGGTAAATCTCATTGGGTGCGCCATCTAAAGTGACAGCTATCCGCTGAGAAAACTTACAGGCACGGGCATTACCATTGCCAGAACCTTTTATATTCTGCGTACAGTCCATGCACCGCCCAGACTGCCTAGTATCTTCGGGGACTTCTGGATCAGGTACAGTAGTATCAGACGACCAGCAGATGGGAGATGATGAATTACCGCTACCATACTCGTTGTTGTAGAACATACGCCCTACACCTGCGGCATTGACTATAACTACGTTTAGGCTATCGGACTCTATAAGGTGTTCTTCACCTTTAATTACTTTGCGGAACTCTCCACCTCTGATACTGATACGCCTAAAAGTACCTTCAGACATTATTGATCCTCAAATTCAGACATTACATCAGCAATGGTATCGAAGTCCACCGCATCGGCTGCTCTGTCTGTTGCAGAGTTTAGTAAGGCTGAATCTACGGCTGACAACTTAAACCTATAGGTCTTACCTATCTTCACGTATGTGTTACTAGGTATCTTGTTCTGCCTTAGCCATGCCCGAACCGTAGACACGGACACCCGCAGGTGCTTCGCTACGTCTTCTATTTCTACTAATGGTTCTAGTTCCACTACTTTTTCCTCACGTTTATTGTGTATTCGGTAACACTGTTAAGCCCTTTAGGTAACTTATCTGGGTTCTCTTCTAAGTACTGCGCTATAGCTTTCTGCGAAACGCGGCGTTCTAATAACTCTGGTACGTTTTCCTCAACGATGAACTGGTGCATCTGCTCCCAGTCGTTCGTCCAGTACTTAGTTTTTGTGGTGCGGTAAAACAAACCTGCGCCTGTCTTTACACTCTCCACCCCATGCTCTTTACAGTGATCCATAAGTTTTTGTTTTATAAGGTCTTGCTGTTCACCCAACCGTTCATACTCTTCCTCAAAAGCAGCTTTAACTTCGTTACGCTTATCTCTGATTTTAATGTATGTTCCAGTCAGCTTAGTAAGCATACTCTGCTCAGTATCAGTCATTTAGGTTCTCCATATGCCTTATAAGATACTATAGTGGCAAGTAATGACTTAATCAAGTATTTCGTTGTATAAATCAATCATTTTTGTATGTACGTCAATTCTATTATCTAATAGTGAGTACACTCGCTTCTCTACCGCTGAACCTTGTAGCTGTACCACCGTACACTTATGGTCTTGCCCCTTCCTGTGAACACGGGCATTAGCTTGTGCGTACGTCTCTAAAGAACTGGTCGGCCCCCACCACACCACTGTATTCGCAGCGGTTAACGTAACCCCGTGGGCAGCGGCTTGCGGTTGTATGACAAGAACTTGTGGTGTGTCTGTCTGCTGAAACTGTTTGAAGATTTCGGTACGTCTTGCGCCCGACACATCACCGCGAATTATGCT